TGAATTACTTCGAAAAAGTCTCGAAGCATGAAACCAATCTGAAAGTATTTCTGTAAGGGTTTGATTACCAACCGTATCTGTTTTATACGGAGGTATTTCTACAGGTTGTGAGTTAAAGCCGTATGCCATAAAAAAATAATCCTACTCATAATATTTATCATATGAGTAGGATGTATTATTATGTTACGCTACCAATACCTGTTGCTGAGTCTTGTGAGAGTGCTGGAATTCTAGTTACAGCCTCATTACCTACTCCGCTTAATGTACCATTTTCTAATTGTACTGCGTTATCATAACGTAATGTGATTTGAACTTGTACCGCATCACTTGTAGCATAGTTTAATGTTTGATAGTTGGCTGTCTTTAAGAAGCAACCATAAAGTTGCCATTCTTCAAGAACAACTGGTGTATATGCACCATTGCCGCCATCAAGAATTTGAATGTTTGTTTCAAATTTATAATCTTGACCTGCTGCTGCACTTGCTTGTTCTACAAAGTTCATTTGTTTTTGTAATTGTTCACCTAATGCAGTTGCAACTGTGCCAGCGGCATCGTCACGAATTGTCATATTTAATTCGTTCCATGTATGCTTACCAGCAAGATAAATGCGACTGTTGTAAACATTCAATGTGATTTCATCAAAACTCAAGTTTGGACGTGCGCATTCCATTACTTGTTTTGTTAAACTTAAACCTGAATTGCCTAGACCCAAGTTAATAAAATTAACACGGAATCTAAATTGCAATTTAGGCATTAACAAGCCTTGATTGCCACCTGCGTTGTCACCTGCTACTGTCATGTTAAACAGTGATTGTGAGGCTACTGCCATTTTCGTATTCTCCTAATATACTTTTATTTATCTGGGCGCCATTGCTGACGCCCAGATGATCTACTTATTGCCCGTTATTGTTACCAATTGTGCCTGTTGCTAATACGCGAACTGGAATATAGATAAACTCTGCTGCTTTGACTGGTTCAATAGCACAGTCTACCCATAATTCATTCGCATCAACTCTAGCAGGTGTGTTGTTTGAACTATCGCAAACTACGATATAGTCATATATACCGCGTTTTGCTACTAGGTCAACAAACAATGATTGAATTACACCGGCAATTGCTTTTTGTGTAATACTATCGTTAGGTTCAAACACGAATGGTCTTGCTGCTATAGTTAATTGACGGCGTATATATGCAATCAAACGTGCAACGTTGATACGATCTAGTGCGCTGTTTGATTCAAAACTTGTAATGTTACCATAGTTAAGTAAGCCATTTCCTGTAAAGAACACTAATGGGTTAATGTTGTTTGTGTAGAGTGTGTCACGAATGCCTTGACTTGTTTTGATTGATACAAACGCACCTGTTTGTGCATTTATGTAACCAATACTTGTTGCATTGTTAATTAAACCTCTACGTGTACCTGCAGGTGCTAACCACGGATAAGCCACTTGGTCATTATATAAGAATGTACTTAACATCATATGACTTGGTGGAACTGCAACTTGGTTGCCTGCTGTATCTACACTTAAACCACTTGGATAGAACAAGCCCATGTAAGTGTCACGTGTTACGAGACCTTGAACACCTGTGCTTGCTGCTCCTGCTGCGTTTGTTGCCCAAGCAACAATGCTTGTTGCATCATTAGGTAGTGTCATTGGTGTGTCACCAATGATGTAACCTGTTTGACCTCTATCTACGTTAAGTGCAATCATGTCTGGTTGCAATTCTGGATAGTTAGGGCAGCATTGTAAGTTGAAGTTGTTATCTTCATCACGAATGTCTTGGTTGGTTTCAATTGCTGCACGTAATGATTTTACAACCATTGCACGTTGAGCATATGCACCCATGTATGGAGCACCATTTTCCATGTTACCACTTTGTGTTACCCATGCATCTGTTTGTTCTGGCAAATCTTGATCTGGGAAACTTACGCTGTTGAAGTAATTTACTTCATATGCTTTTACATTAAAGCCACTGCGTCTTGTGTTCCATAACAACATTCCTGTTGGGAATAACGATGCTACTGGAGCATCTAAATCAAGATAGTTACTTGTTAGCAAACTCTTAATTGTTGGAATTGGATCAGTTGCTGGGTTTGTGTCACCGTTAGTTGCCCAACGTGCATCTTGGAAAATAACACCTTGACTGTTGACACTATCAGTATTACTAATTAATACCCATTGATCCATACCGCCTGACAACTGCCAACGATACAACATTGGATAGTTTACTAGATCACTAGTGTCTACCCAAAGATCGCCATAACTTAATGCTGTTACACCATCACTTTGTGTTGTTGGTGCTGTTGCACTAATGATTGGACCGTTTGGATCGGTTGTGTTACTGCCAGTTGGTGTTGGGAAACCATTGCTATCATAGTTTGTTTGTTTATAACCTTTCCATACACCGTTAACATTTACCATGATATCAACTTGTGTTGGATCACTGTAATACCATAATTGACCATTTGCTGGAGCAACGTTTGGTGCACCTAAACTTGCTGTGTAAGCAGGATTTAATGCTATCCAATTACTTAGTTGTGTTGTGTATACTACGTTAGCAACGCCTGAAACATATGCAATTTCAGTTACGACACCAGCGTTTGCCTTAACAACTTTAACAACTAAATCATTAGCAGGACTTGTTCCGCCTAAATTTGCACCACTAAATGTTATACTGTCACCTACAGCAAAACTTGAACCTGCGTTACCAAAACTTGTTGTATTAACAATGTAACGACCATAACTGTTTTCAACACTGATTGACAAGTTTACACCTGAACCAGTTGTTGAAGTTTGTGTTGGGGTAAATGCTGGAATTGCTGCTGGACCATATTTAACAAATGATGTTGTGCCAGGAACAAAGCCTGCTGTTGCCATTAAACCATTTGATACACCTGTTGAGTAATTTGTATCGTCTACAACAATTTCACCACCTGCTGTGTGACTGATTACAATCGCACCGCTTGAGTTTTGTGTTACTTGTGTGTAAGGAACGCCACTTGCATACCATGCAGTAATAAAGTTACTAGCAGTATGTGTGCCACTACCTAAAGTCATTGTATAAGGACCAGTTAAACTTTGTGAACTTGGTGTACTTACATAAATCTGTGCAGTGAATGCTCCACTAAATGATGGATCTGTTACACTACCTGTGGCAATTGTTGCCCCAGTTGATGCACGTGACCACAAATAAACTGGACCTTTTGATGTGTCTGTATCAAAATTGTATTGAGCATATACTGTGTTAGCAGGAATTGCTGAACCACCTGTTGCATCTAATACTGAGTCAGCATACCAGTCACTTGTTGCCATTGTTACTGGCTTATTGACCCATGATAATGTTGCTGTGTTATATTGACTTACTGATGGAAGTAAACCATTACCTGCACTACCTACTTTGATCCATACCGAACCACTTGGAGCAGGTACAGATTGACTTGCTTGCCATAATGGTTGTTGTGCTGATGTGCCATATATAAATTGTGGCTGTTGATAGTTGCCTGCAACTAAACCTAAATCACTTAGAACTGTGCCACTATCTGCTGAAATTGTAATTCCATAATATTGACCATCAACTGCAGGTTGTGAACTGAAAATGTTTAATTTTCCACTTACAACAGTTGCACTTAATACACCATATCCTAATGCGCCAATCGCACCTGCTACACCATTAACATTGTTGTTTGGTGAGTTTGGAACTGTGATTACTATTCTACCAGTTGTGCCACTTGGGTTACTTGGGTTAATGATGTTTAAGTAAAAAGTATCACCAGCAGTCAATGTAGGATTGCTATTTGATGCTGTTACTGTTGCTACAGATTTTAACCATGCACTTGAACCTAATGATACCCAAGTATTACTTGAGTTCTTATAGAAATATTGCTGACCTGATGAATATGCAGGACCTGAATTAATTGGGGTTGCGATTACTGCGTAATCACCAATTGCACCATAACTTGATACAGGAAAACCACCAGATACTAATGCTGTGTCATCTGAATTTAATACATCAGGAGTTTGTAAATTAAAACTACCTGTTACTTGATCAAATTCATAAACGCCCCATGTACTATTGGTTGTGTTTAACCACCATGCGCCGTTGGCAGGTTGACCTGTTGGGCGACCTACTGAACCAATCAATGCTGATAAGTCGATGTCCGCACGTAAAACATAAAGTTGATTTGTTAAACCTAATGCTTGATATGCTGCTAAAAGACCATATTCATTAAGTTCGTAACCATTGATTGGGGTACCATTTGTTGTGTTATAAAAAAATGGGTTACCGAAAAGAGTTACCAAGTCTGTTTGACTTGTTACTAATGTTAGTGTGTTAGCGTTTGCTGCTGTTGTGCCCACGGCTACAGTGCCTGGGCTATTTGGATTTGCTTTGTTTTGAGCAGTTGCTAACAAAACAAATGGAATCGAGTTTGTGGCGCCTGAGAGATATTGTGATTGATCTACTACAGTTACTTGTACGCCGGGTGATACTAATGCCATATTAATTTTCCTTGTGTAATATTTTGAGGTTTACGAACCTAGTTGTGTACTATTATTTATAAAAATAATAAAAAAACTGGGGTTTAGCGTACCTTCGAAGGTAAAATAAATAAAAGTATGAATAGACCCTTTTGTAAACAGTGTAACAAGAATTTATGTGAGGTAAACTACATTAAAAAGGGTATAACTCATTATCGTAGTCTATGTAATGAGTGTCAGAAAAAGAAAAGTAAAAAGTCTAGAATAGCCAATTGGGAGAAAAGCGGCTATAAAAAGAAAATTGTATGTGATAGTTGCGGGTTTAGAAGTTTATACCCAAGTCAGATGACGGTATTTCACATAGATGGGAATTTAAAAAACATAGCACTAAGCAATCTTAGAACGATATGTCTTAACTGTGTGGAAGTCGTTAAGCGTAAAGAATTAACGTGGAAGCGTGGCGACTTGACTATTGATTACTGATTCTAGTTGTTTGTGTAGATAATCAATACTACCTGTATTGTCTAAGTGATAGTCATAACTTAAACCAACACTGCTGTACTCAC